CCTTCACTTTATGAGGATTATGTATTTGAAAAGTTTAAGAGAAACGCTTCTCCCGCTCCCCTTCTGATCAAGACGGAAAAACCGAAGTTCGATATCAAGCCGCACTTCGTTCTAAAAAATCTCGAATGCGTTAATAATTTTGATGACAAACACCCTGCTTTGGTGTATTTAAATAATCGTCAAATCCCGGCTCCCTTGTTCTCGGATATTTTCTATACCGAAACATTTTTCAATTGGGTGGCCAAAGATGCCATTCCGGGAAAATTCACTGACACGCAACTCGCCAAAATCAAAGATGAACCTCGTATCGTATTTCCGCTTCGTCGGAAGGATCGAACCATTTTTGGTTTTCAGGGACGCGTGATCGGTCCTTCCAAAGCTCCCAAATACATCACCTTCCGCCATGAAGATTGCGATGATGCCAAGATTTTTGGTTTGGAGCGATTAAATCCGGAAAAGGAAACCTTTGTTGTAGAAGGTCCGATTGACTCCTTTTTCCTTCCCAATTGCATAGCCATGGTCGGGGCAGATGCAAATTTAAACACAATTGTAAACAAAGAGTTTACCACTATTATTTTTGATAATGAGCCTAGAAGCAAGGAAATCGTATCTCGGATCAATAAATACATTTCCCAAGGCTGGAAAGTTTGTCTCTGGCCTAATACTTTTAAATTTAAAGATATCAATGAAGCAATCCTTGGAGGCTTGACCGCTGAAAAGGTGAGGGAAATTGTTGTCTCTAATTCCCATGCGGGATTGAATGCAGAACTGCAAATGAAATTTTGGAGCAATTTATAATGTCGAAAACTTTTGTAACGAAAGTTGAAATTCTAGATGGACAAATGTCCGTTCTAATTCCACCGGGCTTGTTTGAAAGTCTGAATCTAAAAGACGGTCAATTTCTAATATGGGAAGTTGACAATGATGTTATTGTAATTAAAAAGAAAGTAGAAATTAATAAGAATGTTGAGTAACTACGAAATCAGCACAACCAAGCTTCTGTCTGAAGCCAAATTTTTTGATTCTTATTCCCGATGGGATGATGATCTAGGCCGATACGAAGCATGGGATGAATCTGTTGATCGCGTCATGAATATGCATCGTAAAAAGTACGCGGATAAGATGACTCCGCAACTTGAAGCGATCTTTGAAGAAGCTTCCGACGCATACAAATCCAAGCTTGTTCTTGGTGCCCAAAGAGCCTTACAGTTCGGCGGCGAACAAATTCTTAAGAATAACATGAAGCTCTATAATTGTACGTCCACTTATCTGGATAGACCTAGAGCTTTCGGGGAAATCTTTTGGGCGCTCCTTTCCGGTTCCGGAGTTGGTTTCTCTGTCCAAAAGCATCATATCGCAAAACTTCCAAAAATCGCTGAACGCAAGAAGCAACCGAAAACTTTCGTTATCGAAGATTCGATTGAAGGTTGGGCGGATGCTTTGTCTGTTCTCCTTGCGTCATATTTTGTTGGCGGCGGGACTCATCCCGAGTATGAAGGTCGTCGTGTCTATTTCGACACGTCGCTTATTCGCCAAAAGAATGCATATATTTCGGGAGGATTCAAGGCTCCCGGTCCAGAACCCCTAAGAAAAGCCCTCGATAAGATCGAACATCTTCTTCAGGGGTTAGTTCTTTCCGGCGTTACCGTTCTGTCTTCCTTGGCTGCTTACGATATCGTTATGCACGCTTCTGATGCTGTTTTGGCCGGGGGTGTTCGTCGCTCGGCAACCATTTGCATGTTCTCGTTCGATGACGAAGACATGATGAATGCAAAGACTGGCAATTGGTTTGCAGAAAATCCGCAACGTGCCCGCTCGAATAATTCCGCTGTTCTGGTTCGTAATATTATTACAGCCGAACAATTTTCTAAAATTATGAAAAGAACAAAAGAATACGGAGAACCCGGATTTCTTTTCACCGATTCGACTGAATTTGCTTACAATCCATGTGTCGAAGTCGGAATGTATCCGTTTGATTTCATCACTAATGAATCAGGTTTTCAAGGATGCAATCTTTCGGAAATCAACGGCGGAAAGATGGACACAGAAGAAAAGTTCTATGCTGCTTGCCGTGCGGCTTCTATTCTCGGAACTATTCAGGCTGGATATACCCACTTTCCTTATATGACCGAAGCAACCAAGAACATTTTCGAAAGAGAATCTTTGATCGGTGTTTCTGTTACAGGATGGATGAATAACCCGACAACACTTTTCAACGAAGAAGTTCTTCGAAAAGGTGCTAGAATTGTCAAGGAAGTTAACAAAGACCTTGCTGCGCTTCTTGGTATCAATCCTGCCGCAAGAACAACCGTTGTTAAGCCTTCCGGAAATGCTTCGATTCAACTCGAAACCGAATCTGGTATTCATGGGGCACATGCTAAGCGTTTCCTTAGAAATGCCCAAATGAACAAGGATTCTGAAGTCGCTGAATTGATTCGTTCAACCAATCCTTACATGGTCGAAGAATCCGTATGGTCTGCCAACAAGACTGACTATGTGGTTTCGTTCCCGATTGTTGCTCCGGAAGGAACAATTTTCAAGAAAGATTTGCTTGGCGTAAAGCTTCTTGAAAAAGTCAAGTTGGTTCAGAATACGTGGATCGAAGAAGGAACCGATGTCGAGCTTTGCGTACATCCAAAACTTCGCCACAATGTTTCGAATACGATTACTGTTCGCTACGATCAATGGGATGAAGTCGAAACTTATCTTTATGAAAATCGTGACTCGTTTGCCGGGATTTCTTTCCTTGCTGATTCCGGAGATAAAGATTTTGCCCAAGCTCCATTCACTGAAGTATTGACAGAACAGGATATCATAGATTATTATGGAACCGGTTCTCTGTTTGCCTCGGGCTTGATTGTTGATGGTCTGAAGGTCTTTACAAATCTGTGGCGAGCATTCGATGTCGCTCGTGACACAAAGAGCCAAACCCAAGAACGTTTGGATACCCAACTGGATTGGATTCGTCGTTTTCATAAGTTTGCCGATAATTATTTTGAAGGCAACCGAAAGAAAGCCGAATATTGCATCAAGGATGTAGCCTTGTTGCATCAATGGAGCAAAATTCAACAAAATTATCAAGATGTTGATTTTGTTCATAATCTCAACGCCAAGCGATTTACTGACGTTGATACTCTTGCCGGGGCTGCATGTGCTGGCGGGGCTTGTGAAATATTTTAATTATTTAAGGATATAATATGACTACAAAAATTATCGTGGATGCTCATGCCGGTTGGCCGGTAGAAGTTATTCTATTGGACCATGCTCCGGCAGATGGAACCGATGCGGAATACGATCCTAAGTTTGTCGAAACAATCGAAATCGTTCCTCCGGGGACGATTCGAGAATTCTACATTCATGATCGCCGTTCGATTGCTATTCGAGAAAAGAAGCATGAAAACTCTTAAGAAAGTTAAGAAAAAGATTCTGTGGAAAAATGACGATCAAATTATAATAAGATTTGCACAACCATATGACAGTCAGTATGGTTTGATCGTCAAGAATCCATACAAGGCACTTTTCGTAGCAGATACGATTGGTGAATTGGTGGAAAAGCATAAAAACGCAGTTATGTCATTCTAAGGAAATGCAATGAAATTTATTCTCGTAGCCATCGTTTTCTTCATGGCTACGGAGGCTTTCGCAGATTGCGGAAATGCCTCTTGGTACAATCTGAATTCCAGAACGGCCAGTGGAGAGAAAATGAACGGTAAAAAACGGCTAGCTGCGCATAAGAGCTTGCCGTTTAATACTAAATTAAAAATAACAAATATGAAAAATGGGAAAAGCACTATAGCTTCTGTTTTGGATCGTGGCCCTTTTATTAGGGGTAGAATTTTAGATTTATCATTAGCTGCTGCTCGTGATATTGATATGATCAAAATGGGAACTGCAAGAGTGTGTTATGAAATAATACGTGACCGAGAAAAGTAAAGATCATCTTACTAATTTAAAATTAGAATATTTAAAGGAAATACTGCATTATAATCCAGATACTGGCGTTTGGACATGGATAAGACCTACTTCGACTAACGGAGTAAAATCGGGGGATAAATGTGATTGTAAAACTTCTACTGGTTACCTTCGCATATCGATACATAAACACAGATATAGGGCTCATAGACTAGCTTGGTTTTATATGACCGGTGAATGGCCTATGTTTCAGGTCGATCACAAAGATAACGATAGACTGAATAATCGTTGGGAAAATCTTCGAAAAGCCGATAATCAAACTAATCAGGCAAATGCGAAGAAATCTAAAAATAACACCTCTGGATATAAAGGGGTATTTTGGAATTCGCAGAGACAAAAATACCATGGAAAAATTCAGGTCAATGGCAAGCAAATTCATCTTGGGTCTTTTGTCGATCCGAAAAAGGCTCATGAGGCGTATATTGAAGCTGCTAAAAAATATTATGGCGAATTCGCTAATGGCGGCTAAATTTTGTAGTTGACTTAAAATTAAGTTTGGGTTACAAACGATCATAAACCAAGTCATGACGCTAAATAAGTTTCATGACTTGGTTTTATAAAAATAATGAATTCACCGAAGAACAGGTTGGAGCCTTTAAGGCTTTCGTGTATTGCATCACGAATCTGGAATCCGGTCGAAAATATGTTGGCAAAAAGAAACTTCTCTTCAAGAAGACCAAAACGGTTAAAAAGAAGAAACTGAAGTTTCTAGCTCCTTCCGATTGGCAAGATTATTACGGTTCTTCTCAAGAACTGAAAGATGATGTCGAAGCTCTTGGAAAAGAGAAATTTCGACGCGAAATTCTTCATCTTTGCCTTTCTCCCGCTGAAAGCTCATATCTTGAATTGTATGAGCAAATCACCCGAAATGCTTTGTTATCGAATGACTACTACAATAATTTTGTGGGCGCTCGAATCCATCGAAATCACGTAAAGAAATTGATTGAGGAATATAATGTATCGAATTGATGTTGCCGGAGAAGATGAAATTCCTTGTGTGGTCGGATCGTGCAAATGTGATCGCGGCGAAAACAGCCTTATCATCTATGCGCAAAAGGCTCATCCGAATCCAACGGAACGTGCCAACAAAAATAATATCGTCTTTCTGCAATGTATCGCGTGTAAGACAAAATCGATTTCAAACACGAAAGATTTGACTAAAGGTAATGCACCCTGAATATCTCCCGACGACTGAAGAAGGCAAGCTAGATCACATTCTAGAAGAAGCCACGGAAGTCATCAATATTATTATGAAAATTAAAAGATTTGGTCCATTTTCGTATCATCCCAAAGATGAAAACAAAACCTCGAATTTGGACCTCCTTCAAGGAGAAGTCAACGATCTTGCTCTTTCCTTTGAAGCCTATCGAAAAGCAGTGATTTAAGGAATTTATAAAATGGCAAATAACAACAAAATTAAGACTCCCCGCGTTTCAAAAGGTCAACGTGATAATGTCTCAAGTGCGAGACGTTCCGGAGCAAAGTTGCTAAATACGAAGTTTGACCGGGCATTGAACAAACAGAAGGCTTATGAAAATGGTCATAATCCGATGATTACTGTTCCGAATCCCGATCCGATGCAAAAGAACAAACTCTTTATTCGCGTTCCGGCTCGCTCCATTTATGGCGATCCCCGTAAACGCGATTGGATTATCATAAAGTAATAGAATGACGATTGAAATTTACGGAAAGCCAGACTGCATTTATTGCACCAAAGCCAAGAACCTCTTGGATAGTCGTGGCATTGAATACAAATATTATTCGCTCGGGGAAGATTATACCCTTGACGAATTTAAGGAAAAATTTCCGGGACGCAAGTCTGTTCCGCAAATTATTTTGGATGGAGTGTTGCTAGATGATGGCTACACTTCTTTGGCCGAAGTTGTCGACAATTTTACGGGCGGCTTCGGAGACGATTTTAGTTAATTTTAAAATTTAAGGATATATTATGACAACAATTCGTGAAGCCCTTGCAAACGGGGCAGTTTCTTTCAAGTACACAAAGGTTGATGGTTCGATCCGCAAGGCAACCGGAACAACCAAGACTGATCTTATCCCGGAAGACAAGCTTCCAAAGGGTGAGGCAGAAAGTGTTGTGAGTGAAGCCTATATTCGTTACTTCGATACCGATGTTAACGAATGGCGAGCATTCATCACTGATAATTTGATTGAATTCACTGCCTGATGATTATCGTTTATGGCGATACTAAAACGTGTCTGACTTGCGCTATCCTTAAAGTAATGCTTAAGGATAGCAAGATAAGCTATCGATTTTATGAGCTATTTGACGACTATCTAATAGAAGACGTTAGGGAACTGTATCCCAATTTCGATACGGTTCCTTTCATTATAAAAGATGGTAAGGAAATCTCTTTACCGGAATTAGAAAAGGAATTGATCAATGGGGCAAATTAAAATTATTGCCGATATCAACATAGTGAAATCGATGTTGAAAAATGAGGATCACATTCACCCGAGACTTGACATTATCAGTTTTCGTTCTCTTGGAACCGAATCAGAATTTCATGAAGTGGTTCTCGATTCTCCTTATGTCAAGCAGGATTTGAAGGGTCTTTATCAGATCGATTTCGAAGATCATTGCTACAATGATCGTGATAAATTTACGACTTGGAAACTTACCAAACAATGACCGAAATTATCAGGGGAAAGTTGATTTTCAACGAAACCACTCGTAAAGCCATGGGCGGCACGGAATTGATGGCAAATCGCATGGTCAATTCCCTGCCTCAAGACCTGCTATTGCCATTCCAGATCATTCATTCTCGCGTTAGGGAACTTGATCCGGCACTCAAGAAGGTTTTGGTGTTGCATGACCTTCCGGACGATCCGGAAATGAATAAGCTCGATGATCCTAAGTTCTTGAAAAACTTCGACAAAATCGTGGCTGTGTCCGATTGGCAACTTCAGATGTTTAATTTGATCAAGGGCTTGCCTTACGCTAGGTCATGTGTCATAAACAATGGGATAGAGCCGATTGATGCGACCCCCAAACCAGAAGGGGTGATAAACATCGTTTATCATACGACTCCGCATAGAGGATTGGCTATCCTAATCCCGGTCTTTGAAGCTTTATGTCAGATTCATAGCGACATTAGATTGCATGTCTTTTCGTCGTTTGATATCTATGGTTGGCCAGAACGTGACAAGCCGTTTGAGCAATTGT